ACCTACTTGTTGTTGCCAACAACAATCACAGTACCTGAAAAGATGTTACCGCTCCCGGTCTGGCACAGGGCGTAGACGCAGACCGCTCCCGGTCGCAGCAACAGCCGCCGGCAGGGCAAGCTCCAGCAAAGGCAAGCTCAGGCAGAATTTTTCGCTGGCGCTGCACTTTATAGCGTCTATTCGGTTACTCACCGGGTGCGGTCGGGTCAAATCTGGACACTGTGTGTTTATTAAGGATTTATGGTAGGTGTCGGAATGAACTCAGCCCAGACACGTTTATAATTGTTTACAGCCGCTTTTATTTCTTAGTAACACAGAAGGGATGAAGACAAACCACATACAGGACATACATGACCCTTACAAACACAAAAGACAAATGACAAACAAATGACACAGAAGACAAACAACATTTAACAGTGATTACTTACTTCCTCCTCCTCTTCACAGTTTTAGAGGGTGTAACAAGTGCCCTCTTTCTGCTAGCCCTTTGCAAGCCCGTCTGATACAGGAACCTCCTCCCTAAGCCAAACTGATCTAGATCAAGGGACAGCTTCTCTGTGAGATCCACAGTCCAAAAGGTTAGGCCAGCATAGGGGTCAGGTCTTTCCTGAGGGGGATTTTGGTCTGGGCACCGGGTAGCCAGTGACTGAATGTACCTGTAGTGGTCCTCCAAGGTAGATGACTGAGGTGGATTCACCCCTAGGTTCCAACCCTCTAAAATTGCTGGATTCATAGTGTTGATGTGTGCAAGAACCTCAGGATCAAGGGGAACTTTGCATAGCTGCAAAATCAGTGAAAGCTCAAACTCCTCTGTGTGCCTCAAGTACACCTTATAGTTTGTAGATTCATAAGCATTTATGCCATTATCAGCCGTTTTCTGGGAGATAGTGATGTTGGTGCCTCTGGTATTATCCAGCACAGTTATGAAAAGCTCATTCTGCCAGCAGATGCCGTTATTTTGACCTTGTGCCCTTTCAACCCAGTAAGGCCTATTAAACAGCTGAGAGTCAGTAGACACCAAAGAACCGCTAGGGGTGCCAAAGTAAACAGAGGTGCCTCTTTTGTTTTGATTCTGGTCAGTGGCAGCAACTAGGAAGAGATCCTGAGGTGGAGCTTCACCCTCAACCCCGCCCCTGTCAAAGAAGTGCCGTGCATACATTTGCTCCCTGCGTGCATAAAAGAATAACTGATCCCCATATGTGTCCTTTGTCATTCTCAAATAGTCTGGGTACTTGCACACAGAGTCGGCTATATCTAAAGGAACCTCAGATTTGCTGTCATTGATTTTAGTGAAGTCAGCAGCACCAAAACCAATGTCAGCCATGTCCCCATCCTCTATAGTAGTGTTTTTTAGTTCTAGAGGTGGGCAGTCACCTCTTCCTTGACGTGCGTCAGCACAGGCCTTTGCTACTGCCCAGTGTTCTCCAAGTGGAGGAGCACAGCCCACAAGCAGCATCTGAGACTGCTTCACATCAAAGGCTGTATTTTGCCTATTATCTTTGCCTTGCTGCTGCAGGTATTTGTTAGGGTTTTCTACATCTTCGAGTTTATTAAAGAATGGATGTCCAGAGAGACCCACTCCTAAGGGAAGGCCCCTGTCCACCTGTACACCCCGCAGGCCAAACACAAGCCTTTCCTTTGTAGGGTCATATAGCTTGTCATCAGGAATAGCAAACTGGTTCGGGTCAGGTAGCTTTACCCTAAAAACCCTATACTGGTTTCCCGTGACCTTAGGGACCAACACCTTGGTTGGATCATTTGAATCTACGATGCTGAAGTAAGGATGTCCGACTGTCAGTAGGCGGTCACTGCTAGCATGGTAGAAAACAGATGTCCTCTGTATGTACTCTTCAGTGTTAAGGACCCGGGCCACTGGGGTAGGCGGCAGGTACAGCTTGTTACTGCTTGGGAGCCAGAATGCCATCTGAAAAACACATTAATAGGATCGCTTGCGTTTCCGCCTGCGCCGCGGCAAAAGCCCCGGATGTAAAATATAATCTACAGAAGAGCCTACATCATGTATAATTATGTCTGGGAATGGTGGTGCCGGAGTGACCCCTTCTGCAGGCACAACAGCTCTAGATCCCCCTTTGTCCCAGTCAACCACAACCCCTGCAGGGGTTTTATGAAGAGTTTCTGGGCTGAATATGTCTGCATTTGGTATGGTCAGCACACGTGTAGACCTCCGCTCCCCTATGACCAGCTGGGTGTGCTCCCCTACTGGCTCATACTCGTCCAGTAAGGCATCCTCAGGGTACACCTCCTCCACACCACCTAGCTCAGCATCTATGCCTGTTTCAGCCGAGCCACCAACCACAACCCCCCCCCCGGTTTGTTCTGCATAGGTAAGCAAGGGGATATCATCTGTCTCGATGCTGGAAAGATCCTGGTAAAAGTGGACCCTGCCCCCAATGACTGTTCCAGCCCTAGTCCTAATAGTGCCCCGTCTTCCTAGCCTGCTAACCCTAACATGGCCTTCTGCAGTTTCTGAAAAAATGGGCCTGCCAAGCTCCACTATATCCTGAAATTCTACACGCGGTGCAGCCCTTGCAATCTCGTCCACATCCTGCTGAAATGTCATGGTGACATCAGGCTCAAAAGCAGGGTTGTCAAATGTGACCAGCTCCTGAGGCCTAGTGCTAAATACTGGCTCATACACCCGTGCCTGCTGGAAAAAGCGGGACAGGAGGCCTGGTCTCCTAGGCCTCACCACAGGCCTTTCAGGGGTTGGCACTGGAGTGCTAGTGCGGCCACCAAAATCAGTCTCCAAGAATTCAGACTCAAGTGTGCTTCTGCTAGATCCTGGGAACAGCCTGAGCGGGATGTCCTCGCCTGTGCTGCTGCCAATGACAGTGTCAGAAGAGCCCAAAGTAACTAAGATCTCATCAGCTGCAGAGGTCTCCCCAGACGTCGCAGTGCTGTGCACGGACACCTGAAATGTGGGGTTGTGATAATGTGTTCTAGTTATCCTGCTCCCCCCCCTCATAGGAGGAACAGGGTCAGGAAACACTTCCAGTATTGCAGTGGAGTCACCATCTGTGACAGTTGGGGGCAGTGTAGCTGTGTCAGGCTGAAAGGGGTGAACCTCAGCAATCACATCCACATTAGATATGTCACCCCCAGGTGTGCCCTCAGATAGGGTGATTACAGAGGGGTCCTCAGGCCTCACTGTTTCAATTGGTATTAGGTCCCTGGGCAGGGGAACCACAGGATCCACAGGAATGCTGGGCCTTATCCCCGGCCCTCCAACCCGCACACCACCCCCTTCCCCCAGTGGAACATACCCGCCTCCACCTCCCGTGCCCTTCCCAGTGCCTATGCCCAGGCCACCAAAATAGACAGCGCTACCTCCTATTTGCAGAATCCTGTCTGCAACAGTAGTGCCCTCGACCTTTGGCACTACATCTGGTGGACAGTAGCCCCCCTGTTTGCATGATCTGTATAGATCCTCAACAGTTGCTCTTTTTCTTCTTTTATTCTTTTGTGACATTGTCCCACAACCCACCTAGTCCCACACAGTGGGAAGCAGTGCAAAAAGTATAAAACCCAGCCCACAAGTCCCAAGTGTCCCGAGTCCCAAATGTCCCAAGTGTCCCAAGTCCCAAGTCCCAGAGTCAGAGTTCTTGAAGCCTAACCTAGCCCCGAAGCCCCAGCACCTTACAAAGCATCCAGCCGTCCCAGGGACAGAGACATCCCTTTAGGCACCTTAAACACGCTTAGGAAGTGAGTTCTCTGAGGGGTCCCCGTGAAAGAGAGCATTATTCTGCCCTCCTGTTGCTTGCCATTCTTGTTAACCCAAAAGAATGTGCTTGTGACAGAGTCATACAAATGCTGGTTCTGTGTCCTTAATCTGTATCTAAGACACTTTACACCATTGGGAGTGCCCCTAATGAGAACTACAGGAGGATCTCTAGCTTCTTGGATTAGTCTTTCCAACCTTGAAGCTCCCGGCTCAGCCGTCCGATGTCTTCCTCCCACCTGTCCAGGAGTTGGCGGAGTTGGCGCCGGGCTCTGCGAGCTGCGCGAGTGGGGTCCTGCGGACCGTCCGGCTGATTCTCCTTGTCTTCCTCGTCCTCGGAGACCTCCCCCTCCTCCTCGTCCTCCTCTCCAGTCTCTGGATCTGGATCTGGAGTGTCTCTCCGGCGAGGGCGTCCGCCTGGCTGCGGTGGGGAGCCTCCTCCTCCTGCTGCTGCTTGGGCCTTCCCCTGGGGAGGGTGACCTTCGACCTCTCCCTCGTCTGGTTGAGGGGCCCGAGACCTGGTTGGATTCTTGGGCTTGTGTGGTGTTTGAGGCACGCGGGGACCACCTGGAGGTGCTGGGGGCTTCGGGGGCGTCCGTGGAGTCCGCTCCGGGTCGTCCTCCAGCAAAAGCTGAAGAAGTCTGGCGGCTGAAAGATGGCACAGCAGTGTTTTTAACATTAACAATCCACCTGCCTGGCATGCCAAACTTTATAGCATCCTCTTTAAAGTTCTCATAATAAATCTTTTCTTTGCCCTCCATATAGAAAAGTCCATGGTAGTCTACCTGCCCAGGCACTTTATGCCACTTATCATCCACATCCTGGTAATAAATGCTACCCCAAAGCACATAAGGCATGAAATCAGTAGGATCAGGCCCATATTTCACATGCACCTGCGTCCCATCTTTTTTGAAAGTGTTCTTAGGCTGCACACTGTACTTCTCTAAGCTGACATCTTGTAATGTCCACTCTTCTCTGGCATAAGGTGACCTTTGCAAGCTCTCTAATACCAGCTGCATGCCTATTGCTTGCTTGGCTCTGCCCTCGCTGATGGCCTGTGCAGGTACGGGCTGTAGACCGAGTCTGTTTACTCCCAAGTGCCGGGCATAATATAAGATAACAGATTCCTGCCTCACAAGACTCCAGTACTCTATGTGTGCAGCAAGTTCTGTGCTTGTAGTCTCAAAGTGAGCTAGTATCTTTTCCTGAACTGCATCTAAACGGCTTGTCAGTTGTTCCGTCGTCTCCCTCCTCTTCATGGTCACTTAGCTCTAACTGTAGCCACAACCTTTTAAAGAAAGATTTCCAATTTGCATCAGTAAACACATAAATGGGGTTGCCATTCTCATCAAAGGGGAACTCCTCTGTGAACTCAAACACCTGACACCTACTGTGCAGAAACTTTAGCTTGTCCTCCTTAAGTATGTTTACATTGCTAGTAATTATAAGTGGAGGGCACCGTATTTGCACAGGGGCCCTGTGCTTTAAGTCTACAGATATAGGATTCCCATCTAGCAGGTTTCTTAAGTACACATCGATGTAATGCCAGCATGGCATGGTAGCATCATCTAGGAGGCCCAGCTTGCACCCCGCTAATGGCTGCAGCCAAAACTGACTTTTGGAGTTCACATATGACACCACTCTACCTTTTAAAAACCTTAACAGACTCATAGTAAACATGCTTTTCCCTGTGTTAGGTGGACCCACAATCACTAAACAGTTTTTTTTGGGGGTGCCTTTTAAGAAAGGTTTAAAGGCCTGCAGAAAGAATGGGAATGCTATGCCCTGATATCTCAAAAATTGAACTATTGGTTTCCAATCTCCAGAATCCTCTTTTACTTTTTCACAACAGTGGTGCACCCATTCTGAAATACTCATTTCCATCATTTCTGCATTCTTGTAGTACCTGCACATTTGAGCACACTCTTTTACAAACCTGGCCTGTGAGTTTGTTTTTAGCCACGCGGATGCATTTAGGTCATCCTGTGCAAGGCGGGCATACTCATAGGCTATGACACTTTCGTCCGTGTGGTCATGGTCATATGCCCACTGCACCATCTCTGACAGGCTGAAGACGTGCTGTACAGCATCCCCTGTAATAGCAGTCTGCCTCATAATCCACTCTGGGTATGCGCCGTGCACAAAGAATCTCTCTGTGAGGCCATTTTTATACCAGTACAATGCAGCTGCAACACCATTTGTTTTTGGAGGCTCTAATAGCATCTGCGTGTCTGGCATATCTAGTGTAACTTTAAATAGGTTTCTTAGAGTGTCTCTGCTTTTGTGGGTTTTAAACCTAGCTAGAAACAAACAGATATTTCCCACCATCCTCTGGCACATAAATTCACATTGGTTTTTAATAACAGTTTTACACACAGTTTCATGACAGTCATCAAGACCAAACAGAGCACATACCCAATCAGTATAACATGTCCTGTCACTCTTAAAAGGTCTCGTAATATCTGTAAAGCTCAAATCAAACGCGCCCTTAAATTTTGCTAGCAATGCCACCCTGCTGCTCCGTGCATGGAACACATCCAGGAGCTTGTTTACTTTCGGTATTTCAAGTCCCTCCGAGTTCTCTAGGTCTCTAGGCCCGTCCACAGTATCTACCTGTGACCCAGTCTGAGTAGAACCTGGAGCTTCATTGACAGACAGTTCCAGCCCGCTGTCTTGCTCTGTTTCGGCGGCGGTAAACAAGCGCCGCTTCGGAGGGTTGTCCGATCTCGCGGACAATGTAACCGCCCCGAGTCTCGGACTTAAAGCTGCTACAGCTTTGCTCTCAGGTGTTAGGCGCAATTTTCTCTTAATAGCACTTATTTCTCTATCAGTTTCATTTTGCTGTATTTGCTGATACAGCGCCAGAGAATTCCCCTGTGCCTGCTCAGAGTCATCTACTAAGTCAACAAGACTGGAGTCTTGAGTTTCTGCATCAAACAGCTCCTCATATGTATCTTCATCACTACATTCGGCTTCACGCACTATAAACCATTCTCCACTACATCCCTCTAGTGGGTCGTCAGTACCTTTCGAGTCTGGATCCATTTATAGGTTCTGGTAGCACTCTGGACACAGGATTTGCAGATCCTTCAGCAGCAGGGACTCAAGAATAACCAGAGATTGCTGCTCGGTTTCAATGCACACCCTTATATCCTGGTCACACCTGCCACACCAAGTCAGGATGACATGCACCTGCTGCGCCCTAGGCCGGTTACCTGAGTGGCTGTCCCCAGCCCCTAGCTCCTCCTCTGAAGGCATTGTCTCATGGCACAATAGGTCAACCGCCTCTGGTATCTCAGTTAAAACAATATCCTTTAAAGTGGGTGCATTCCCAATCATCTTAGTTATTGCAGCCCTCACAAACACCCCGTAAAATACCTCTAACCAAATAGAAGATCTGCTGACTCTGAACCATACAATCTATTTCTTGAATTGTTAATCTATGCAAGCAATATAAGCATCTTACAGGAACACAAAACACTGCTTCACCAAAGACAGCAAGGTAACCATCAGCAGAATAACTTCCTTGATAAAAGTTAGTCCTCTCAAAAGTTGCTGAAACCCGCGAACAATCTGTACAAATCCCATATGCACCTCCTTGCCTCCAAACTAAAGTAAAAGGAGCAGCATCAAAGTTCTGCAAATCTGGAAGGTGCAAATAGCAATCACATAAAATACATGGCAAAAGCAAATCACATGTAGGAATACCCAAGGCAGAGCAAAGGCTCTGCACAGTCCTTATGCTGGAGAAATCCATCCCAGAACCTGTACGCCCCTCTCCTTTTATATTCTGCACAAAACACCAGAAAAGGTACAAGTTGTAACTGGAAAGCAT